TCCCGGCAAGGCACATTATAACTGTCGTTGTTGGTTAGTCCCCGTACTTAAAAAGGAAGGTAATAACGGCGAAAGCTGATTGTTATAACGGTTAGAGAAAATCGTTACCAAACTCAACCGACACAGAAGTCGTTAAAAGTCAAAATCTAAACAGACACAGAAGTCTTAAAAAGGCAAGGAGAAAAAATTATGGCAAACATCGACACATCAAAAATCGAAGGTTACGACACTATGACCGCCGAGGAAAAGGTAAAGGCTTTTGAATCGTTCAATATCCCTGATCCTGATTATTCCGGCTATGTCAAAAAGGACGTATTCGACAAGACCGCTTCCGAGCTTGCACAGACCAAAAAGGACTTGAAGGCAAGAATGACGGAAGAAGAAATTGCAAAGGCTGAACACGAAGCCGAGCTGAACAAGTATAAAGAGCAGGCACAGACCTTGCAGAGAGAAAAGAACATATCCGAAAACAAGGCGAAGTTCTTATCTCTTGGCTACGATGATAAGCTCGCAGGCGAAACCGCCGAAGCACTTGAAAACGGAGATTTTGCAACGGTCTTTAAGAATCAGCAGGTCGTAATCGAGAATGTGAAGAAGATTGCAAAAGGCGAAGCTATGGCTTCAACACCTGCCCCGGCAGGCAAGGCTACCGACGGTAGCAAAACAGTTACAAGAGAACAGTTTGACAAAATGAGTTATTCCGAAAGGGTAGCACTCTTTGACTCAAACCCTGAACTCTACAAAGAACTTTCAAAATAAAAAACAAAGGAGAAAATTAAAATGCCACTTGATCCTAATGCTACATTACTTTCTAACCTCATTAACCCCCAGGTACTCGCAGACATGATCGACGCAAAGCTCGTTGATTATATGCGTTTTGCACCTCTCGCAACAATCGACACAACTTTGCAGGGCAGACCTGGTAACACAATCACAGTACCTACTTATTCCTACATTGGCGACGCTTCAACCGTAGCCGAGGGTGCTGACATTGGTATTAGTCAGCTCACAGCAACACCCGCTACCGCTACTATCCACAAGATCGGCAACGGCGTTCAGATCACAGACGAGGCGGTTCTTTCAGGTTTCGGCGATCCCGTTGGCGAAGCAACAAAGCAGCTCACACTTTCTATCGCTTCACAGGTAGATAACGAGTTCCTCGGCGTACTCAATGCTATTTCATCACCTATGGTACACACCGCAGCTACGGCAGGTACACTCGCTTTTGCCGATGTTGCTGACGCACTCGAACTCTTTGGCGAGGACGTTGAGGACGGAAGCGCAAGAGTGCTTCTTATCTCACCCAAACAGTACACAGGACTTCGTAAGACACCTGGTTGGCTTCCTGCTTCCGATATTTCCGCAGACCTCGCTATCAAGGGTTCTGTTGGTATGGTACAGGGTTGTCAGGTTATCGTTTCCAACAAGCTCAAAGAGGCTTCAAGCAAGGAAAATGCTTACATCGTTAAGGCTGGCGCACTCCGCCTCTTTATGAAGCGTGGTGTTCTCGTTGAGAGCGACAGGGACATTATCAACAAGTCCACCGTCATTACGGCAGATAGCCACTTTGCACCGTACCTCTATGACGCTTCAAAGGCTATCAAGATCGTTGTTAAGTGATAGGTGATTGTTATGGGTATGCTTATTCACAGACGCAAGGCAACGGAAGTAAAGAAGGGCAAGACAACAAAACTTGACGATGTTACACCCGTTGAAAAGAAGTCAAAGAAGGACAAGGACGAGAAGTCCGAGAAGTAATCAAAAGGAAGGATTAGCGATATGACAAACGAAGAAAAGTTGGCAAAATTAAGACTTATGCTTGATGAAGGCGACGATACATCGGACGCTATCGCTAATGCCTACCTTGAAGCCGCAGAAAAAGCCGTAATCAACATAGCTTTCCCGTATGGCAACGGTACGGAAGTAATGCCCGAAAAGTACGAGTACGAGCAGATTGAGATTGCGGCTTATATGCTGAATAAACGAGGTGCGGAAGGCGAAACCGCCCACACGGAAGGTGGTACAAGCCGTACATTCGAAACAGGCGACATTCCTATCTCTTTAAGGGCAAGGATAACCGCTTACGCAGGGGGTTTCTGATATGCGTACTATGACAAGAAACCGCCGGACATTCTACTACGCTGATTTGCTTAACGTAACAATGTCGCAGGACACCGACGGCAATTATGTCGAAGAACAAATGTCGTATAGCAACCCTGTCGAATGGAACGCACCTATCACGGCGGCTAACGGTCAGGCAGAAACACAGTTATTCGGAGTAAACGAGCCTTACGACAAGGTAATCACGCTTAACAAGGGTGAGGACTTCTTGAAGATAGGTTCGATACTTTGGGTTGACACTATGCCTGATTTGGACGAACAGGGTAAGGCGACAAAGCCGTATGACTACATCGTAGTCAAAACGGCTGAATCGCTTAACTTTGTGAACGTAGCGATAAGGAAGGTCGATGTATCGTGAAAACCATTCATATTGAAGCATTTGATAAATCATCGGTTGACAAGGCTATTGAGGAAATCAAGGCTATCAAGAAAGAATGGAAACGCAAGGCTAATCTTTGCTCGGAAATGATAGCGGCGGCTTTGGCTGACGAGATCAACAAAAACCTTGAAGCAATACCAATGACGGACGATGTGATTGACGTTAAAACTCACACGCCTAAACCCGTAAATTGGTTTGCGGCGGCTTATCCGCAAGGCAACAGGGTTTTAATTAAAGGACATGATATAGCCTTTATTGAGTTCGGCGCAGGCATTTACCACAACGGAAGTGTAAACAACCCATTGTCGCAGGCGGTACAGTTCGATACTTCAATCGGAAGTTACGGTAAAGGACACGGCAACGAGCCTTATTGGTTTATCGCACACAATCTCATATCAAGGGGTACACCTGCATATATGCCGATTAACAATGCGATAGAAGCAATAAAGCCACAAATACCGATGATGATAAGGCAGGTATTCGTATGAATATGTTTAACATTCAGAGAGAGATATTTACGAAGGTCGCTAACGAAGTCTTGGCTTCTTATCCGGCTTGCCGTATTACAAACGCTTTCGTTTACGCACCTGCCGAATTTCCTTGTGTTGCTTTCGTATTATCCGATGATGATATGACGGAAGATACAAGCGATAGTTCAAAAGCCGACAATTATCGTGATATTACCGCAACCGTTGACGTTTATTCAAACAAGGCTGACGGCAAGAAAACCGAAGCGGAAGCTATCGCACAAGTCGTGATTGATACGCTCACGCCCTTAAACTTCAAAATGCGTTCTTGCAGACCTTCAAGCAATCTCAATAACGCTACAACTTACAGAATAACCGCTACTTTCACGGCTACCGTGGACGCTAACGGAACAATTTACAAAAGGAGATAACTACAATGGCAATCAACACTTATGGTTCATACCTTATGCACGGTACAGGAACAGGTACACTCACTTGGACGAAGCTCCTGGACATTAAGGACTACCCCGATATGATCGAAGCACCCGAACAGTTGGACGCTACAACTCTTTCCGATCCTATGCGTGTTTACATTCCTGGTATCAAGGACGTAAACGGTGCTATGGAGTTCACGGCTAACTATTCAGCAGCAGACTTCACAAAAGTACAGGCACTCGAAGGCTCGGAGGGCGACTTCGCCGTATGGTTTGGTGATGACGGAAATGGCACACCTGACGGACACAATGGTAAGTTCTCTTTCAAGGGCTATCCTTACGCTTCAAAGTCCGGCGGCGGTGTAAATGAGGTTTCTGATATGAAGGTTGGTATCGTTCCTTCAACAGCGATCACATTCTCGGCTTCCTGATATAACCAATAGGCACTTTTAATACTTTTGAGGACGGTATTCAATATGGAAAAGACACTTAATTTTACAATCGACGGCAAGGAATACAAGCTTACATTCACAAGAGCAACAATCATCGCAACCGAGGATATGGGTTTCAGATTTGCGGACGTTACCGCTAAACCAATGAAATCATTTACTCTTTTGTGGCGTGGTGCGTTCCTTGCAAACCACGATACACTTACGCTTGGAGAAGTTGATTCGCTTTTCGACAAGATAGACAAGAAGGGGTTGCTTGACGCACTTATAGACCTCTACAAAGCACCTGTCGAATCACTTTCAGACGAGGAAAACTCAAAAAACGTAGTGAAGTGGACGATGAACTAACGGCAATATCGTCCTCAAACGGTATGCAAGTCGGGGGCGAGGTGGAAGTTCCCCAAACCCCCGACAGTTACCGTGAATTATTTGATAAAGCGTTTCCGTCATATCTCGCTATGGGTATGACATACGACGAATTTTATAACAAGGATCATACGCTCGTTATAGCTTATCGAAAAGCATTTGATTTAAAGCGTAACGAACAGAATCAAAACTTGTGGCTTTTGGGTGCGTATGTTTATCAGGCTATTGCAAGAGTATCACCCTTGTTCAACCCTTTCAGCAAACACCCTAAACCCGAATCGTATTTGGATAAGCCTTTTCCTATCTATGAGCAGGCAGAAGGCAAGAACGCTGAAACCAAAGCCGTTGCCGATAAGGGACTTGCTTATATGCAAGCACAAATGATTAAGTTCAACAAAAAGTTTGGCAAGGAGTAGGACTATGGCAAGTGAAAAGATCGACGCATTGGAATTAGACATAAATGCGAAGCTGACTACCGAAAACCTTGATAAGTTGATAACGGCATTAGGCAGATTGAGTAAAGCACTCGATAACGTCAACGCAAAGAAGGTCAAGGAAGATATTAAGGAAACGGGCGACGCTTCGAAGGAAGCAGCAGCAAAAGCAGACCTACTCACTAATTCTTTCTTGAATCAGGCGGTAAGGATTACCGCCCTTGTTGCCGTTTATAGGAAACTTGCCGATGTTATCTCTACGGGCATAGAAAATTCTATGTCCTATGTAGAGAATATGAATCTTTTTACCGTGTCGTTAGGACAGTATGCGGATAATGCGAGTAAGTATGCCGATACCGTCAGGGACGCATTAGGTATTGATCCTTCGGGTTGGATAAGAACGCAGGGTGTTTTCAATACACTTATTGAAGGCTTCGGAGTAGGTGCAGAGCAGGCGGCTTATATGTCGCAGAACTTGACGCAACTTACTTACGATATTGCTTCATTCTACAATCTTTCCATTTCCGACGCAGAAAAGAAAATACAGAGTGCGGTTGCCGGAGAGTTAGAGCCTGTCAGAAGATTAGGCTACGACTTATCACAGAACGCTTTAACGGCGATTGCACAAAACCCTAAATATTACGGCGAAACAACATATTCAGTAAACGAACTCACGGGCGCATTGGAAGCGAATAGTACGGCGTTAGAGGATAACACAGTTCGTACTATCGCTAACTTCAACGAGCTTACGCAGGGCGAGAAGGTACAGTTAAGATACATCGCCCTTATGACGCAGGTGCAGGAAGCACAGGGCGATATGGCGAGAACGCTTAACGATCCTGCTAACCAAATGCGTATCTTCAAAGAACAGTTGACAATGACTTCAAGGGCATTGGGTAATGTTTTCATTCCTGCCTTGAATGAAGTTATGCCGTACCTTATTGCCTTCTTCCGAGTAGTCGAAGAAGGCTTGCAGAGGCTTGCTGCTTGGGCAGGCTTTGAACTTCCTGATATGTCCGACAGAATGGACGTAAGCGAGGACGTACCTTATTACGAGAACATAGTCGATTCAACGGGCAGGGCGGCAAAGAACGCAAAGAAAATGAAGGACTATATGATCGGCATTGACGAGCTTAATGTCCTTCGTCCCGATGACGGCACAACAAGTGGTGGCGGTAGCGGTTCAGAAAACCCCTACGCTTTGGGTTCTATCTTCAAGACACCTGGATATGACTTCTTATCATCGGCAGTCGAAAACCGAATCAAGGACATTAAGGAAGCGTTCGATGAATTAGGCAAGGACTTCGAAGAACACCCGTTGCAGGTAACGGGAAAGATTCTTTGGGAAGGCTTCGGCACTATCGGAGAAGGCTTTTGGGAATGGGTGCTTGGAAAAACGCCCGAAGAACTTGCAGAAGAAGCATGGGCGAACGGAAATACCATTGGCGAACAACTTGCGCTTGCCTTCCTTGAATCTGCTCAAAATACTTCTTTTGGTGAAGCAAGCGAGGGAGTTATCGAGTGGCTTGTAGGCAAGCCGAGCGATGAATTGGCACAAGACGCTTGGGATAGTGGTAAAACTGTCAAAGAAGCCTTCGTTAAATCGTTGCTCACAAACACGGGTGCTTCGCCTTATGGGCGTGGTATTTCTGTTATTGAACAAATGTTAGGGCTTGATAGCAACCTCGAAACAAGGGCGCAGAGTGCAGGAAGAACGGTAGGCGAACAGTTTACACTTGAAGTCAACAAGGCGTTTGCGGCACTCGCTACTACAAACCCGTTCTTTTCGTGGCTTTATGAGGTTTCTACGGGCAGAAGCGCAAAAGCAGACTTGGAAGCATACCAAAAAGCAATGTACGGTTGGAAGCCAACCGATGATCCTTACAAGGTCAGGGGTGCTTTGGGTATCGGTGGTGCTATGCCTGGTACTAATAATTCGAAGGTATATCGCAGAGATAACGCT